TCGCGCGGAAGCCGATCTCGTCGGTGTTGAAGTACGCGTCGTCGGACCGAGCGATCTCGATGCCGCCGACAACGCGGGTGTGGTACGAACCGGCCCAGCCGAAGCCGACCGACCTTGCGGCCGAGCCGACTGCTGCCACGTCCGGGTTCTCCACAATCGGGAACCCGAGCAACGTGTCGGGGACACCGACAGTGGCTGCAGGCTGGTAGATGTACCCGCCAGCGTCGGTCAACTTGCGAACCGACCCCATGGTGGCGCGGCGCATCATCCACACCGCACCCATGCGCGCGTACGCGCCATCAACGCTGTGTGCCAGGTCGATGAGGTTGTCGGCGGTGAACACACCGGTGGTGGAGGTTCCGGCGACACCTGAACCAGCGGCATCCATGATGCCCTTCGGCTCGACAGTGCCAGTGCCGACAGTCAGCAGGTTGTTGACCTTGATGCCAAGGGAAACACCCAGTGCGCGGCCCAGGTAGGCCTCCAGGTTGATACCGGAATCGGTGAGCAGTTCGCGGGACACCTTCGTCAAGACAGCGACCTTCTGAGCCTTCAACGTGAGGCTGCTGAACGTCGGGTCAAGCGGGGTGATCGCGGTCGCCTCAGCGATAGCGGTCGCGGCCGGACGCGTCGACTCCACCGGCACCTTGATGTCCTCACCGCTGGCGGTGGTAATCAGGGTGACGATGCTGCCATCGAGCATCGGCCCAACAGTCTGCATGTTCTCCTGCAGAATCTGGTAGAACGTCTGCGGCAGCACCGAGGAATCGTCGGTCTTGTTCAGGTCGCGGGACTCCCAGCCGAACACGTGGCTGCGAATCTCACCGGACGCCAACTGGCGCAAAATGTCGGCGTCGTTGCGGACCACAGTCAGACCGCGAACCTCAGGTGCGCTGGCAACGCTGGCCTGAATGTCGGCCTCACGTGCGATTGCGCCCTGCAGGTCCTTGATCTTCTGGCCCCGCGTGTCGATGTCCTCCAACATGCGCTGGTAGGACTGCTCTTCTTCAGCGGTCAGGTCACGCTTTTCGGCGGCCGCCGCGTCCAAGAGCGCTTTTGCGGCGTGCCAAGCGCTTTGACGCGCCTCAACCTGCCGCTGCAGATAATCCTGCATCGTTTGCTCCTTCTGATTGGTGATGCGCAGGGAGGACGTGCCGATGCGGCTCCGCAAATCGGCGGGAAATTGGGTTGCTGCGGCTCCGCAGTCAGATGTCGTATTTCTTCAGATCCAGCTGCTTCAGCAGCAGCCCAATGCTCGTCGAGTTGTCCTCGACGACGTCTGGTAGGGGAACAGATTTGCCGACCAGGTCGCGCAGCAAGGTGGCCTGTTCCTCGTTCAATTTGCCGGACTCCAGTGCGCTGATGGCGTCAGCGATCGCGTCGACGTCGGCGTCGTATCGGGAGGCAAGCAGGCTGTAGTCGCGCACACTCGCCGAGGTCGCTTCGTACGCGGGGAAGGTGACGACTGAAACTTCGTGAAGCCGGACCTCGGTCAGGGTGCGTTGTGCGCCATCGTCGGACCAGCGGTCACCTTTCGGTGGCACCGAGAACCCGAACGACATGGCGTCGACATCGCCGCGCTGCATCACGATGGAAAGGTCCCGGCCATATGTCGTGTCCGGGAGGTCTGCTTCCACGTGCAGGCCTTTGGAATCTTCCTGCAGGCGCAGCGTGCCTGACCTGGTGGTGCCGAGGACGCGGCTGGTGTCATGGTTCAGCAGCATCCGAATGTTGTTCCGCCGGGTCAGGGTGCGCTTGAACGCTCCCGGCGCAATCACCTCGGTAAAAGGCAGCGGCTGGCTCGGTGAGTTGAACACCGCGGCGTACCCGGCAAAACTCATGCCATCACCGGCGGCGCGCAACTCAAAGTCCTCGATGCGAATGTCACGTCGTTCAACTGTGCTCATTAGGTTCCTCGCGGCGTTGATGCGGTCCACCTGGCGCTGCAACCAGCGTCTGGCTGGACCTGGGTCGGTGGGGTTGATGCCCCACAGGAAATGTGCGACTGCGCCTGGTCCTGGCCAGTCGGGGTGGTTCGGGTCGCGGTTCTGGTCCGCTTCCAGGTCCACTGCGTGACGTGCCGCCCACGCATTCGCGCGAATGACTTTGTCCTCGGACAGCTCCCCGGCAGCCATGCGCCGCGCGTCGCGGATCGTTGCTTCGGCTAGGCCGGGTCCGCCGAATCCTTCACGCAGCAGCTCCAGGCCGCGTTGTGCGGCTTCGCGCACGTACGCTGGCACGTTGATGTCGACTTGGCGTTCTTCGTCGTCGGCCTGCCAGGCGTTGCAGTAGTAGGCACCGGACACGAACTCGTCCCAACGCTGACACCAGGCCATGTCGCCTTGGACGATGTCATCGTTGTAGAACGCGCAGTTGCCGCACGCGCGGCCTTCGGGAACGTCGAGCGACAGCGCTGGCCGGTAGTTGTCTGGCAGGTCACGTTCCCCACCAGGTTCGATGCCTTCGGCCAGCGAAATGGCCACCATCTGCTCCACGGCGTTGGTCTTGTTCGTGTGGCAGCCCATCACTTCACCATCAGCTTTGATGACCGCCCAGCCTTCACATTCGGTGGACTGGTCGGTAATGAAGTAAGGCATCAGGCTGGTGGCTGCAGTTGGATGCTCGGCAAGCCGAGGTGGCCCATGGTCGGAAGATCCAAAGCGCGCAGCACATCGGCCGGGTCATACCCAGACACGACGAGTTTCTGCGCCATGGCGACCTTCTTGTCCAGTTCCACGATGTCAGCGCCCTCAATGTTGACGTTCGCCAGCGGGACGCGTGGTGCGTCGGCGGCAGCGTTGTCGAAAGGTGCCCGGTCCTCCAGGACGCGTACCTCGTTGATGGTGGACCATCCGGCGAGCAGCGCCGACGAGTGCGCGGCGTAGCGGGATTCGGTGGAGCCGCGCAGCAACGCGTCCAAGTTGAACTTGAGGAACACACCCGGTGGGAGAAGCCTGGTGTAGGCCTCTTCGATTTTGTAGATGTATGGCAGCAGGGTGAAGGTCACGAATTGGCGTGCATTTTCTTCGACTGACGCGTACGACATGGCCCCAGGTTCGGTGACCTGCATCAGGTGCGGTGGGATGCGGAACATGCGGCACACTGTTTCGACCGCGAACTTCTGCGACTCCAACATTTGCGCCTCGTTGGGGTCGACACCGGTTTTCACCCACTTGGCACCACCGGACAGCACACCGGGCCGGTGCGCCTTGCGCAACCCTTTGTGTCCGGCCTCGTAGGCGTCCTGCAGGGCTTTCGCCTGGTCGGTGGCGATCTCCTGCGGCACCTCGATGATGCCGGACGTCGTCGAGCCGGAGCCGAAGAAACTCGACGCGAACTGTTCCAATGCCGACCCCAGGCCGAGGGTTTCCCGCAATTCTTGAATGCGGGAAACACCACGCAACGCACCTGGTCGGCGCAGTTCGGTGATGTGCACGACGTCGTTTTCGGTCAGCAGGGTTGAAGAGCCCTGCACCCGGTAGGCGAGCCGCTTGTCAGCTGACCGGACCACCTCAACTCTGGTCGGATCTAGGACTGGCAGCGCGACGATGTCGCCTGTGGATTGGGAGCGAATGACGCGCAGGAATGCGTTGCCATCCACCATCAGCCCGACCATCAGGGACTGGAAATGGTCCGACCTGGCGATCCCAAGATCGGGTTCCGGCTGGTCGATGAACAGCGGTCGCGGCCGGTAAGGGATGCGGCGGCCATCGACGCGGCGGAACGTGTCCACAGGCAAGGAACAGATCAAGTCGGAGATAAGCCGGACTGCGGAATACACCGCGGCGATCTTGAGGGAATTGTCCTGGTTGATGGGAACACCGGCGCGCGTATTGAACGCTGGGGTGTCACCGGCGGCCCACAGGGACGCGTAGGTGATCGACCGGCGCTCAAACAGGTTACCTAGCACGACGCTCCAAACTCAAACCAATCAGCACCAGGCAAGCGCCAGCAAAAATGACACCCACCGGTGGGAACAGCAGCCACAGGCCAACAGATGCGACCGCCAAACCGGCGATCTGCAACGCGTCAGCCATGAGGACTCCTTATGCGAAGAACATTGGGACAGCAGCAGTTGGTTCGGTGGCGCGGACCTGCGTGGCCCGGTCGAACCCCATAACCGCGCAGACTGCGGCGTCGATTTTGCGCGGCGACCCTTTCGCGTCCTTCACGATGCGAGGACCAAGCCGGTCGGTTTTCACCACACAGTTCGCCACATGGCGGGTCAGGGTGGCGTTGTGGTCATGCGCGATGCCATCGGACATGACAGCGTCGTAGAACTTCGCAGTCGAGGGAACCATGCGACCCGGACTACTGGAGGGGTATTCCACGATCGGCAACCCAGCAGCAGCCAATTCCTGCATGGTGCGCTGCCAGCGGAAAGGATCAAACACCACCTCAAGGACGTCCCAGCGGCGGCAGGCCTGCAGGATCGCGGTTTCCACCTCGGCGATGTCGACCCGCCAGTCGTCAGTGTCGGTGGGTTGCTTCTCCCACGCACCAACCAGCCAAATGCGCGGCGTGGCCTCCACAGTGACACCGACGATGCACGTCGAGTCACCCGAGAACGACCCATCCACCGCAAGAATGACCTGGCATTCCAAACCCGGAGGGTCAGCGGCCGGCAAACGCTCCCACGACCCGGTAGGCAGCCACGCGGTTTGCGCATTCACCCACTGGCCGAGCCTTTTCGTACGAAACTCATTCTCCGGTGTCGATTGCACAGCGCTGACGAAGTCGTCCGGGTCCTGCAGGTCACCGAACCCAGGGTTAGCGGCCTTCCAGAACTTCGGGTCCCTGTGATCGCAGTCATCCGGCGCCGACCACCAGGCCATGAAGAACGCCGGGTCGACAGATTCACCCGAGGCGACCCTTTGACCATGCTGGAACAGCCGGTAGCACACCGAATCCTGACCGGTGCGGTCAGATTTCACGCCGGGGGTCGTAATGGCCACGATCAGCGGATCCTGTCTGGCCGCTGTCGCCAGTTGCATCACATTCCACAATTCGTCGTCCGGCAGTGCGTGCACCTCGTCGAAGATCACGCCATGAGGGTTCAGACCCTCTTTCGTGAACGCCTCACTTGAGAGCACCCGGTACACCGAACCGGTCGAAGGGACCTCGATGGCGTCGCGGTACAACTTCGTCAACCCAGCCAACTCAGGTGACTGCTCAACCATCGCCCGAGCCGAACCAAACACGATCCTGGCCTGGTCCCGGTCAGCGGCACACGAGTACACCTCACCGCCACGTGGACCCATCATCAGCATGTACAAGCCGACACCAGAGCCGAGCGCCGATTTGCCATTCTTGCGCGGCATCCCCACCAAAGCCCGGCGATGCCGCAACCGACCATCAGGACGTCGAGCGAACACCGCGGCCAGCAGCTGCTTCTGCCAAGGCCGCAGAATCAGCGGCTCACCAGCCCGGCCACCGATCGAATCCTTCACCTGCGGACACAAGTCCTGGATGAAGTCCACGACCAGGGCGCCATCTCCGCGGCGAAGATCCGCCGCAGGGACAGGGGTGAGGATCGCTGGCGGCCACGCCTTAGCGTTTCGCGGCACGCGCTTGGATCGCTTCCAACTTCGACACAGCCTGGACCTCGGCGACACCCATCCGGGTGCGATCAGTTGGGGTCATACCCAACTGGCCGAGCCATTTTCCGATCTGCGCTTCTAGGTCGGCCAAAGGCGCCACAAGAGGATGCTTGTAGGGGTAACCCTTGTCGGTGACCACATGCCAGCCCTCGCTTGCCAGCACGCTCAGCAAGAAAGCCCGACGATCAAAGGCTTCGGCTGTCATTCGTAGCAGCGCCTGGTCCGAATCAGCCAACCAGTACCCGCAAGTCCGCATCGCCGCCTGCCAGAACGCCAAGCCATCAGCGCCAAGCGTTTCCGGTGGTTCAACCTGCTGCAGGGTCGGCAAGACGTGAATCTTGGCCGGCAAAGGCTTCTGACCTGGATTGCCGAGGCGCCTTTTGCGTTCGACCGGCTTCGGTGGTGGTCCTGGCATTTACGCGACCGCATCTTGGAACATGACAACCTCGCAGGTTTATCTATCTGAAGTTCTTGAGTGG